CAGCTCTTTGATTTCTCTTTTAAGCTGCGCTTTCATATATAGGGTTTCTACGTATGCCATCGAAGTTGTGCCTACAACAATACACAGCGCAACCGCAGTCAAAATCCAACCGACAAGACGCGCAGTTGCCACATTAGCCACCCAAAAAATAGAGATACAAACACTGTTGCAATTATCCCACTTATCGTCTCAATTAGCCTAATCTCTTCTTGCTCTTGCTTCCACCTTGCTAACCTAACCCTGCGTATCGTCTCTGACCTTGCCCACGCTTGTTCTTGTTCTATCTTGGCGTGCATCTTCAAGAAACGCGTATACAAATCCTTTAACTCTGTCGGGGCGTAGACCATCGCCTCCCTTGTCTGCTCCATCAACTTCTCCATCTGCAGTTCAATCAGCGCACGCTCAATGGCTTTCTTGCTGGTGTTTTGCGTCGGGTCATAGTTGGTTTTTGAGTCCTCTTCTAACTCATGGTAGTGATTGTTGATTGCTTGCTGGGTGTCAAAAAGAACCCCAAGGTTTGCCCCAATTTCGCTAATGAGTTTGAGCTCGAGTTCTTCGTAGGACTGTTGCTTCTTTTGCGCCACAGACTTGGGCGCGGTTGTGTCTCGTTTTGTCGCAAGTTTGTCGCTAGATGGCGCGAATAAACCAATGAACCAGCCCCAAATACCTTTGATAGCCTTGACGTCATCAATGACTTGCTCTGCCGTTTTCTTAGCTCCTTCCAGTTCCATGCGGCCTTCATGCAAGAGAGCGCACCCTTGCTTGATAAAGCCAACGGCAGTTTGGGCTGCCATGAGGAGAGTGAAGGGGTCCACACCTTAGTATGTACCTTCAGCAAAGACGTTTACAAACACTGTGCCGTCTTCAAGAGCTTCAATTTCATGCCATTCGTTTGCGGGCAACAAAATTGGTTGAGTCATTTTGGTAATAACTACTTCTTTGCTTTCTTTTCGCAATGCACAAGAACCCGCATGGCATATAGTTAAATGCTCAAATGTATGGTCGTGTTTAGGTAAACCCTCACCTTTGTTAGCGTGATACACCGCATTATTGCTTCCCCCAAAGGAAAACATGTGCATGTAAACAATGCTTTTGACCATTACAAAGTCTGTGTGCCTGTTGTTTGACCTTCTGGTGCTGGCACTGGTTTTGCCCATTCTGGAACAACATAGTCACCAACTGGACCAAATTCACCAGCCAAGCAACGGTTATAAATTTCTACGCCATGCGCCATATCATCCCAAGGTGTTGCATGAAATGGTACTGGTTTTGCCCCAAGATGTTCAAACACCACCATGCAGTCAATCGCATTGTGTTCATAATTCCAAGTTGGATTAGTTACAGATGTATATTTGATTTCCATTTTTTATTCCTTTAAGAAACACGAACAAAGATAGCGGAATACATATAAGACTGTGTTTGGTTATTTCCGCAACAATTGAAGTAAGTAGAAGTACCTGCTGGACAAAATAAATCCAAAAGTCTCCATGTACCCGATACTGCTGCAACATTCCCTGCAGGTGGTTGAAATCCAGTATTTCCTGGGTTTCCTCTATTAACGACTCCAGTAGTATTATAATAAAGACAAGTTGTGACCGAATTTGGGTTTGATGAACTACTACCAGAAGTCCAAGTAGCACCTCCACCTTGAGCCCCAGATGATCCTGTGGCGTAATAAAGAGAACTTCCTGAAATAGTTGAACTGGGAAATAAATTTGTCCCCGAATACATAGTCAATCTTTGCGATGAGCCAATATTGCCTAGTGTTGTAGTTACAACTGCGCCAGTTTGACCGTTTAAAGACGATACACCACCAGCGGCAGCGGCTGTAGATTGTGTAGTTGCGTCGGAAAAAGTTATGACGGAACCAGATACTGAAATAGTCATGTTTTACTCCTTTAAGGTGTGCCACCGGCGCTGACTGCGCCGAGTGTAATTAAATTACCGGATGAATCCATAGACGCAATCGTCGTTGCGCCGTACTTAAATATTAACTTACCACCAGATTCGGTGATAGTGAAGTTTGTTGTAGTTACGTTTGATGCGTTTGTTACGGGGGTGGTACTAATTACAGCCACAGTTTGAGCCGCAGTAGCCGCAGTGAACGCGCTAGTTCCGTTGCCGTAAGCCAAACCAGTAAGAGTAGTAACTCCTGTACCACCAGAAGCAACTGGAAGAGCTCCGGAAACAGTAAGAGCGTAGGAGGTAGCATTAACAATATCTGTACCGTTGGATACTAATAAAACTTTATTACCGTTAGCAACCGATATACCAGTCTGCCCTGATACTTTAACTGTGACTTGCCCAGATGAGGTATTGTTATATATGAAATACAGTTTTTTATTGGATGGAACAATCAAGTTTGTGTTTGTACCACCTGACCCAGTCAGCTCAATGAACATGTTACGGGCTGTAGCTGATGCACCTTGAGACATGGTTAATGTGGTATCTGCGCCAGTAGAAACCGCTTGGGTTACATAGCCAGAAATTGCTTGCTCAAGCAGTGTGCCAATGTTGAGGTTGTTTGTTGCGCCCCAATTACCAGCTTGGTCGCCTGTGCCGGGTAGCTCTAAAGCTAAGTTGGTTGAATAGGTACTGCTCATTGATTACCTTTTGAAAGTTGGTCGAGTTTGGCTTCCAACTCCAACACTCGTTTGGACAACTGGATACAAGCTACCAAAGCCGCACCGCCATAGTTTACAGAAAGTTTGCCGTCTTCACCAGCAATAACTGCTTGCTCCAACGCATTGAGCAGCGACTGGGCTGAGACACCGACCTCGGTATTGCCGTTTTCAATACGGTCAAACACACCATGTTTAACTCCCGCCAGACGCTCGACAAAATCAGGTTTGACATCACGCCAGTTTGTCTTTGTTCTTTCGTCAGAACTTGCTGAAAAAGACACCGCAGTCAACGCGCCAGTATTAGCGTTGTAGGAAATTGCGTTGGTATTAGAGATATACGCAGTGGATAGAGACCCAGAAGTTGAAGTAGTTCCTACTATGTAATACGTAGCAGAAGTTGTAGTTCCAGTAATGGTTGCACCGGGGGCTGCAGCCCACGTAGGAGCCGCACCTGTATTCGCAGTTAGAACCTGCCCAGTAGTACCAGCAGCGGTTGAAACGGGGGCTGCACCAGCACCACCACCATAAACCACGCCATACTGGGTCAGTAAAGCTGATGAAGTAATGGCAGATGTGCTAGAGAAATACGGGATGCCGCCAGAAGTACCAGCAGTTAGTCCTGTACCGCCTTGAGCCACAGTTACTGCGGCGTTGCTAGTCAAAATAGTTGCAGTGGCATCGGGTAAAGTAAATGTTTTAGTTGAAGTAGTAGGACCAGAAAACTGGGTGAATCCATTCCCCGTACCGCCTTGAGCCGCTGTTACAAGAGCATTAGTAGTCAAAATAGTTGCCGTAGCATCAGGCAAACTAAATGTCTTTAAAGATGTTGTTGGGCCAGAAAACTGGGTAAATCCGTTGTTTGTACCGCCGTTAGCGCCGGGTAATATGCCTGATACGTTAGCAGTCAAACTAGCATAAGTAGTAGACGAAGAACCTGTACCACCTGATGCAATCGGCAAGATACCGCTATTAGTTGGGGTAACTGTTGTTCCGTTTACATAAACAGAACGTGTTGCTGGGTAAGTAACAAATACGTTTTTAGTGCCAGCAGATAAGTTAACTAACGAACCAGCATTGCTGGAAGACAAAACAGTATCACGACTTAGGGTTGTCCCTGACGATGTATATGTGCCAATACCAACTTCCCATTCGGCTGAAGTTTGACCTTGGATACAGTAGTAAGTAGTGTTTGTGTTGCCAACTGCCGCAAAGGATTGATAGCCCGTTGCTGCGCCTAAAAGCGTAACAGTGCCCGTACCAGTCGTGGTGGTTGTTTCCTGTACGCGGTCTGCTAGAACTAATGCCATATATTTCCTTTATGAAGTGTGCTGGTCAATGACCGTCCACCCCGGTGTTTCATTTGTGTCTATAAGGCTCCAATAGAACGCCCCAACATTACCCACATTACCTGTCGCACTGTTACGAATTATCGCTAATTGTGGGTTTGCTTTCAAGGTCCCAACCGCAGTTGTTGACGAAACCCCAGTGATTGGCTGAACTTTGGTGTAAACCACTGTTCCCACTGCACCAGTAGCTGCGTTACCAGTCAACTGCGTGAGATAGAAATTACCGATAGACCCCGAAGCTGAGTTACCAGTAAGAGCAAATGAACGACTTACCCCAAGCGTACCAACTGCCGTAGTTGAAGACACCCCAGTGAGGGCAAGAAATCTTTCACCTACTGTTACTGTACCTACAAAACCTGTCGCTGCATTTCCCGTAAGTGCGGGTAAATAGGTAATAGTACCGAGCTGAGACGAAGCAAATACGCCCGTTAACGCGGGGGCAGCAGACAATCCAACCGTACCAACCGCGCCTGTGGAAGAAACACCAGTAATTTGTAAAGCAAGCGTGTATGCAACCGTGCCTACGTTACCCGTGGCAATGTTATTGTTATCTTGTACAGAGATATTGACAAGTAACGTACCTACATTACCAGTTGCAAATACACCTGTAACAGCAACTTGCGAAGCATTTGTAAGCGAGACTGTGCCTACCGCACTTGTGGAACTTACTCCAGATAGTGCGGCTAGTCGGTCTGGGCTGATCGCGTCGAACGGTCGAGCCGAAATCGCGCCTAAGCCAAGCACGGTCTTACCTTAACTGGCTATTAAGCCAAACGGAGTAAACCGGTAGTCGCGTCGTTGGTTGGCATTGTCAAAGTGAATGTACCTGCGGTAATGGTTTGTGAACCGAAGGTATACACCGCAACTGCTTTGTTACTCTGGGTAGAGTTATACATCAACATAGTGTCAAACGCAGTAGTCAATGTTACGTTGGTATACGTGATAGAAGCAGATGGCGTCCAATAAGCAGTAGTGCCGCTTGTGGCTGGAGCCGTTGCGTTAGTCACTGTTGCACCGCCAGCAGTGTAGTTAGTGCCGGTCACTTCACCAGTAGCAGAGTATGCAGTGGTGGAAGCGTTGATAGTGGCAGAAGCCAAATACAACGCCGCTTTGAAAGTGTCGGCAGTACTAGCGCCACGGGTGGGGGCAGTACCGAAATTGTGAGTAGCTGTGAGCAACTCGCCTTTGAACGAAGTGCACATTGCTTGTGTGTTTGCCATGATATTTCCTTTATGAAATCATTTGCGTGATACCTTCGGTAAGCACGTTTTTCTTGAGAGTTACATGTGCAGAACGATGCACAAGTTCACTACCCAACCAGTATTCCACCCATGTGGTTATCTCGTTGTCGTCTTCGAATGTGCCTTCTTTCTTTTCTAAAAGAGACTCATCCATTTCGCCGTGTGTTGTTTGTACAAGAGCCATTACGAAATCCTTATGATTGCTGAGGTGTTGGTAACTGCTGGGAATTGTACGGTGAACGTAGTGTTGCTGGTCTTATCTGCGCCAAAATCTAAAACACAAACCGCAGGATTACCACTACCACTCAAGTAGATTAACGCGCCTCGTGCGGTTAACGCAGAAGTCCATACCGCGTTGTTAAACGAAATGTATGAAGTAGCCGCGCCCGTTTGATTACCAATCGTTGGTACTTGCGCAATTGTCAATGTCAACCCGCCAGCCGTGTAACCAGAAGCCGTTACTTCACCAGTGGCTGTGTACGCCGTTGTAGTCGCATCAAGCGTAGCGTTGTTGGTGTACAAAGCAATCTTGTAAGTACCAGACGTAAAGTTAAATGTGCCATTCATCAACCCCGTTTTAAACGTGTTGGTTGTCCAGTTTCCGGTAAAAGCCATCAAGTCACCGCCTGTCTATATTGACCAGAACGGTAAGCATCCTGACGCTCCATACCATCTCCAAGGCGTTTAGCAAGCGCTAGTGCTTCTTTGTACTTGGTATCGTACAGGGCAATGATGTCAGCTTCGCCCTTCATGTAAGTATAGGCTTCAACAAGACAGCCATACAAAAGAACAGTATCAAAGTTGTCGCCTAGCCATGTTGTTGTAGCTGTAGTGATTGACTCTGGATAGTAGTAATAGTGCAACTCGGTTTGATAGTTGGCATCTGGCTTTGGGCCAAGCATGAACGATAACTCGTTAGTTATGGTTGTGCCATTTACGGTTGGACCAAACAAAGCGTAATACGCTGGAACTCCAGTATCAGATGCTTTTGGATAAGCCTGACGAATGAAGTTAACGTCTTTGTTTAAAAGAAAAACATAGTTGCTATCGCTATCAATCACGGCGATTGAATACGTAGCAAGGTAGTCGGTAGGAGCCGCTAAATATGGTGTAGTGGTTGAAACCACACCAAGGACGTTCTTGCGCAATGACGGGAACTGAACAGAGTTGTATATACGCTGTTCGGCCTGCTCAATAAAGCGATTCAACTGGGTCGTTGAAGATACAACAGTGCCGTCCGCCAAAGTGGTAGACGGAAACGTATTCTCGGTATACGTCTGAATCGCAGTAATGAGTTCCGTGTATGTCACGCCATCGGTCCTCTAGACATAGTGCCTTTGGTGGCGCAGCCTGTACCGCGCATTTTGATGCCGTCAGTCTTGATAGGCTCATTGCCAGCAGACTTGCTGAATTGACCAAGACTAACGTCAGCGTTCTCTAATTTACTAGAGTTAATTTCTTTTCCGGGATTATCGGAAATAGTAAAGTCTTTGCCTGTTGGATGGTGTGGTTTGGCGTAAGTGCTGGCTGGGCCAACTTCTTTGCCACCTTGTTTCATGCTGAATTTAGCCATTATTTACCACCTTGGTTTTTAGCGCGAGCCATGTTACGACCCATAGCTTTCATCATCTCGCCTGTGGGACCGCCTTTTTTGAGCTTCAAAGAAGTACCTTTGCCGCCCTTGTGTTCTTGCTTGTCATGCTGTTTAAAAGCCTTCTTGATGAGAGCTTTGTCTTGAGCCATGTCAGCTTTACCAGATTCCATTTTTGCCATTTTCAACTCCTAAGTTGTTGCTACTGTAACTGTACCAAGTTGTACAACTAAATTCAAATTATTCGGTGTCAACCCAGCATCAAAACTGCTTGCACCGCCAATAGGATTCCAGCCCCATTGAAAGATTCGGCTACCACCACCCGAGTACCCATCTGCCAACAAACCAGAAGTTACATAACTTCTATCAGGGCGAGGATTTCTCAACGCCTGTGGATCATCCACTGGATACATACCCAACTGCAACTGCGGATGATCTGGGTCCCAGCACTCTGGGCACACCAACAAGTTATAGTTCTTAGTCTTGATGATCTCAGTCTTAAGAACCTTTAACTTGAACCGCTGACCACAGCGGTCACACTCCGAAATTGCATTTTTGCCAGAAGCAAAACGATTACCCACGACTACCTCCCAATGTAGGTCTGTCTAGGAACCAAACGTAATGCCGCTTTCTCGTGATCCTCGTATGCTGCTAGTTCCCATGCCTCGTCATACTGAGCCTTTAACATTGCTATACGCTCCATACCCTGCGGTACTTTGCCAGCGATGTAGTACGACAGGCCAGCCGCCATACAAGGAATAAACCTAAACGGCACATCCATGATGTTCACACCGCCACCAGCATCTTGGGTGCGACGTAGACGCCAATAAGCAAATGTGTATGTCTGAGCATTATCAGGAGTAGGCCAAACCGTTATAGCTGGTACTTGTTGCCAGTACACAGTAGCCGCAGCCGTATGAGCCGCCGCAATAGTATTTTGTTGTCCACGGAAACAGTTATACAGAGTGCCTGTAATAGCGTTTGTATCTTGCGTAATATATCCGTAGTTAATTATCTCGTTGTCAATTTTTACAAACCCAGATGCGGGTAAACCCGTAACATCGCTCAACACAATAGATGTGGAAGAACTTGTAATTGTTGTGGTCAGCGTAGAAGAGATAGGGCTAGTCTGCCCGTTGTAACGCTGAATCCAAACTTGAATAGGTCTGGCTTGGGTTAACTTGTTAGGGATAGTGGCGTATGTAGATACGCTAATGCGCGTGATCGTTAAGTCCGCTTGGTTGGACGTATTGTTCGCATTTGTGCGAATTAGGTGCTCAAGGAGGTCAATAGTGTCGTTAGGCAGTGGGTATGTATTCTGACCGGGAACTAGGGTAATAGACCCCGGCTCGATAGTCCACAAGTTAATCCCACGGTTTGCCCAATCAGCAAACATGATGTTGAGACTACGACGTGCAGTACGCAGGTCATATCCAGTGCGCAGTTCACTACCGGCGCGTTCAAACGCCTCCTCGACCAGTTCGGATAGGTCGAGGTTAAACGATACTGCGCCAGAGGTGTTAGCCATTACTCAGCTTTAGCTTTTTTAGCTTTAGGGGCTGGTGTTTCTTCTACGGAAACGACTGTTTCTTGTACTGTAGAAGTGGCTAATTGGTTCTCAACCTTACCAATCAAGGCTTCCAACTCGGAATCAAAGACGCCATATATTGCTAAATAACTAGCGGCTTTAGAACGCAAAGCACTCAACATGATTGCGTCTTCTTCGGGGGTTAAATTAAACTGTGACATGGGTTTCCTTTACTTCTTCAAACCTTTGAGAGTCTCGGCTAGACGGGCGCGTTGACCCATTTTGCCGGGGGCTTTGGCTGCTTTTGCCAGTTTCGCGGCTGGAATCGGTTTGCCTTTTTTCGCACCAAGAGCGGAGCGCAGAGCTCCGGGTTTCTTTATCGCGTTCTGTATCCATTTTTCAGCCATTATAGTTTCTCCACAGTTTGATATGCTTTTAAAAGACCTTGTAAACGCTCGATTTCTTCATCGCGTTCTTTAAGCTTGTGTAACAAGCTTTCGTTCATATCCGCCCAAACTAACACTTGGCTCATACGTTCTTTGTGGTCGCGGCGCATCATCTCGAATAGCTGTTCACTAATATCGAGCTGCTTTTGAATGTGGCTTGCTATGGTCATCTGTAACTCGCTGTTTTCTTTGCTATGGCTTTAGGCTGGGCTACGAATTGCTTCCCGGCTTTTTTGCCAGCACGCTTTGCACGTGTTGTAGCAGCGTACTCAGCAGGGCTGAGACTCTTGATAGCAGCTTCTGGAAGGTATCGCTCACCTGTTTTACTAGACGGTTTTCCACTTTTGGTTCTCCATTTTTGGTCACCCCAGTTTTTTAAGGACTGTTGTGGCGCTTTCAATCTCTGTAACCCCCGCCCGCAGCTTTGTATCTCTTAGCTACAAGTTGGGCTTTACGTGCTGACCACTGTCCTGCACCGGTGCCTTGAGTTGCTGCGGCTTTTACCTGAGACACAATCCGCTTACGCAGACTAGGTTTAGTGTAATTGCCAGCGGCGTTTACACCGCCGCCATCTTTCATGTAACCCATTTTGTGACGGACATCATCTGGAAGTTTTACAAGTCCGGTGTTGTCTTCAGGAACTTCTTTCAATCCCCCTCCAGCAGCCATCTTCTTGGGCTTTTTACCCGCTGCTTTCATAGCAATAGCAGTCGCGGCTTGTTTAGCCAACCCACCTTTTTTGTATTCGGTGAAGTCGGTATCGTCCTTTCGGGCTTCTCTTTTACCCTTGGGCATCTTAGAAGGGCTGATAGCGCCCATACCGCGACTTGACATCATTTGTACATTCCTCCGCCGCACATGACGATAGTTCCTTTGGTCTTACCCTTAACGCAGCAACCATCGGCGCGAGAAGAAGCTGAACCGCCAGAAGCTTTTTTAACTACCTTTGGTGCAACAGGCTTTGGTTCTTTCTCAACCCTGATGCCACTACCAGCAACGGGAGGTTTGTAGTCTTTTACAACGGGGTCATCCACAGGGGTTGAGTCTGGGTATTTAATGTCTGCCATGACCGTTCCTTAGCACTTAGCCTTAGACATGCCGCCTTTTTTCATGCCTTTATTACCGGGCATAGAGACTTGCATACCTTTAGTTTTACCTTTAGAGGCTACGCCATCAGCGGCCTTGTGAGCACCAGACAGGCCGCCAGCAGCCATTTTTTTAGTAGCGCCACCTTTTTTCATAGGCATTTCTGCTTTTGCTCCGGCTTTTTTCTTAGCCATCATTGCCATAAATCCGGGGTTCATTTTGGTAGCCATACGGCCTCCTTCTTTAAAAAGTGCCGTGTCACCGTGATTGGTTTTCGGCTTGTTTACACCTTGACGATCAACCCTAGTTTTATCACCAGAGCCGAATTTCATACCTTTATCTGCTTCAGCAAAGTCTTTGCCAACAGACTGGGGTACTCCTGCTTTCTTGGCGAACGCTGGATTGTTAGCCACCGCTTCCATGAAATTGTGTTGTTTTTTACTTGTGCTCGGCATTTTTACCCAACATTTTTTGAACGGTGTCGGTCTCGTATATGCGGATACACATCCACACAATACCCAAAAGACTACCAACCAACGTAGCTACTGGAGTCATCCAGCCCATCATGCCAGAGAACGTGACTGTTAGAGCAGCGCCGTCGGTAAGTGCTTTAACTTCGGAATTCATATCAGCACATCCTTCCTTTGGTCTTGCCTTTTTGGGCTACACCGTCAGCCGCTGTTACATACCCACCATCAGCACAGTTCCATGCTCTAAGACTCTTGTTGATCCTAGAGTTCGGGTCGTTCGCTGTTTTTGCGGATGTCAATTTTTTCTTCATGCCACTCATCCTTGCACAGAAAGAGTCGCGCCTTGAGCCGCCCTCGGGTTGAGGTGGTTTCAAGTCGTGCCCCTCTTTCTTCGCAGAGGCTCGCCCCTTGGCGTTCAAGCCGCCGTTGGGGTTCTTGCCTTCCTTGCGTTGCCATGCTGGTGTGGACATACATTAAGCCTGTGCTTCTTTCCAAGACAAACGAGCCAAGATAGTACCGCCTGTTGCGCTAATCGCTTGAGCCACGATATACAAAATATCAGGGCCATCAGGGTAGAAACCTGCCGCACTTGTTGGTACAGTGTTAGATGTACCACCACCCAAGATTGAGTTACCTAAGTCACGCACGTTAGACAAGTCCAAAGTGGTCACGCTATTAGCTTGACAGAACGCGGCAGCTACGGATTCACCACCGAAAACAGACACGCTGTTAGTGTTAACAGCAATCTGAGCCAGTGAAGAGGTAATACCGTTAGCCAACTGAATTGGGCTAACAAAACCACTAGACAAAGAGCCAGTAGCGTAGCCGTTCAGAATCAAGTTAATCAAGTAAGTGTTGCCAGTAGTAACCACACCCAATGAGTCTAGTTGCAACTGCATACGGTTAATAATCTCTTTTGCCCCCAACAGACCAACTTGTCCGTTGTCAACAGAAGGACCAACACGAATCGCCATCAAAATCACCGGGCTAGTGCTTGATGTTCCAACAGTTGTAGTTGTACCGTAGTTGAAAATCAATGACTTATCATCATCGAATCTTCCGTCCATGATGACTGACGAACCCCAATGTGATAGGGAAGGGACAGTATCAGGCGAGGATAACGATACGGATACGGGTGCTGTTGCGCTGTAAGTAAATGACGTTGCGGCAGAACCGCCGGATTGAGCACGGGTCAAACCATACAAAATGCTACCGTCATTGCCGGTATATGCAATGTATTCAATCGCGCCAGTTTGACCAGCAGCTTGCACTTTTACAGTACCAGCTTGTGGAAAACGAGTGCAGTCAAGAATGTCGATTGAAGATACGTTAACAGTAGAACCACTAATGTGAGTTGCAGCAGTCGTATTCCCAAAACCGCGGATACATCCAATCAAATTAAGACCAGAAATACCAGAGTAGTAAATCAATTCGCTATCAATCTTGACCACGCCCGTATTGTTAAACGCAGTGACTGCGGTCAACGGTATGGTTACATCCGCAAGCGCAACCGCCGCTGTGGTAGTGGTGTTACTTGCAGAAACACTAGAAGTCAGAATCGTAGTTGGAGCAATACCATTTGACTCATAGTGAGCCGCAATATTACCGGTACGCATGTACGCTTCAAACTGCACGTTGTTGTTCTGAATTTGCGTTACGTAATTAATCTGTCCGTTGGTTGCACGGAAACCATAACGAATCACACCAGCACCATACCAAGAGAAGTCGATGTACCACATCTGCATACGGGTCAAATCAAGCGTATAGCCTGATGGTCCTGTACCGTCACATGGGTCTTGCCATTTGCTCTGTGGGATACGTGTTTCCAAAGTCAACGACATCAAAGCACCAGCAATCGTAGTACCGCGATATTCTGGGGTCACATACATGCTGGTGTCACTTGCAACAGTCACAACACGATAAGACTGCCCGCGAATAACCACATACGAACCGGGAGGGCATTGTGTGCTGAATTGAGTTCCAGTACCTGTGACTGCGGAAGAACCGTTAGTTACAGAAATTAAACCATTTGCTTGGTTGATTGAGTTACGAAGCACGGCGTACAGGGTCTGCCCATCAAACTCAAAGAACATACCGTTCTGTAAGTCAAACAAACCTACGCGGTTAGCAGAACCATACCAACTTACTGGGCTAACACGAATTGCTTGACCTGTAGCGGTTGTAGCAGCACCCACAGATATTTGTGTTGTGTAGGTAAATGTGGTTGTGCTAGGTACTGTAGCAACAGTAAAGTTGCCGTTATAAACACCTTGGTCGCAGCCAAACACTTGAATCTTTGCGCCAACAGTTAGGTTGTGCTGATAGCGTGAAGTTACTGTCGCAGTGGTAGTAGAACCAGTAATGCTGGTAATAAACAAGGCTGGCTTCAAAGATGAACCAGTGGAGAACTGAATACCTTTACCAGACTGGTAACGGAAGTAACGACGGGTTTGACGAATCAACTGTTGGTCAGTAACCGCGCCGCCAGCGGAGAACGCTACACCACCATCAAATGTACGTGGCTCAACAAAACCAGATGGACGAGCATACAGAGTTACACCAGCGCCTGCGGCAGCTGTAATATTTGCGCCTGTTGGGGCAGTATTAACTGTAAATGTAAATGTATTTGCAGTGGGAACTGTTGCCACAATCCAAGCGCCGTTAGGCGGGTTGCTAGATGCGGTTGTACCGACCACATAGATATATGACCCAGCAGACAAACCATGTGGGTTAACTGTAGTTCCAGTAACTGTAGTAGTGGAATTGGTGAACGCCGCACCAGAACCAGTAGCTACTTGAATACCGCAGTTAGAGTAGAAGTACCCTAAATACACATACGTTAAAGCCGCATTAAATTGGTTGGCTGATGGAACAGAAGTACCATTGGCAATCTGAACCGTAATGCTAGTGTTGACTGAAACCGCAGTGATATACCACCAGCCGTTAGCGGTGGCGCTGTTTGAGTTCTGAATAAAAATGGTATTGCCAACACCTACGTTGGTAGTGTTATTGGTCAGGATTGTCAGTGTGGCAGTTGAACCATCACCAGCAATACTGGTAATACCAGAAACAGGCTGTTGAGCAATGTAGTACACGCTCTGACGATTGTTTTGTAGAGCAATAGATTCCCACTTCGTAGGCTGTGTGCCATATTCAAAGTCGGTATCAATCAACGACTGAGGCGTTGACATACGCATCTTGCCCACTGGGTCTTGCGAACCGGGCGAAGGTGCGAAATATGGGACACGCGCCCCAGAACTAGAAGTACCCTGTATGGGTAAAGATTTGTTGTTACCTGCGTCAACAACGGTCCATCCACCTGACATATATAACTCCTTAAATCCAAAGAAGGGGGCATAAAGCCCCCGTTACTCAATTAGTCGAAGTTACCGTATGGGTAAGCTGTTTGGCTACCAATGTTTGGATCGGGTTGTGTGTAACGCACAATGATGTTGTATTTACCGGCAGTAAAAGGAGCTGCGCCATCAGCACCGGATACGTTTGTAGCCAAAGTTACCACAACTTGCGAAATCAAAGAACCGTTGGGGTCCGTGTTAGCGCCTGTTGGGTTGGTAATGTCACCAGTCGTACCAGCCAACATGTTAGCCAACTGAGTAGTCGTATATTGGTTTTGTTTGTTGGTTGTAATGGAGATTTGGCGACCAGCGGTGAAAGTTGTGCTAGATGTGCCAAGGGTGGCATATCGTGCTGTACCAGCAGAAGCAGTAAAGCCATTGCTCACCAAAACTTCCATACCGGTAACAGTACCAGTAGTCAATGTTTGAAGTTCTACAACATCAACAAGAACGTCGCGGATGATGGAGCCGTAGGGCAAATACATAACGCCACCACGATACAGGATGGTTCCTGTGTCAGCAGTGATTGTTGCTGCTGTAGGAGGAGATGCGGTAGCAGAAGGTGTGTACACCACTGCGTTGGTATTGGGAATACCGTTAGAGCTAACAAACTGACCAGAAGAACCAGAGTAACCGGCAGTTGCGTTGGTTACGTTAGCAAAACTCAAATATAGAGATTGAACGCTCTCAACGTAACCTACGTTACGAAGTGGGCCAAAACGGTTGTTGCCCTGAAGAATTGGGCCTTCAAATGTGGAACGTGCCATGACAATAGTCCTTATGCAAAAGAGCTTTTACCGGTCGTTGCATCGTCTGCTGGGGCAGTGGTGGTAAAAGCGGATCACCCAGATGCGCCTAATATACACTATTTTTTAAGTCTGTCAACGCCATATTTATGTCACGATAAACGAAAATAATCCGACTATGCCTTACAAGATACGCCTGATAGATCACAAAGAACCTAAGTGGCGGGCTACCCTCAAATCATTGCAAAAAGAATGCTTACCCGGAGACACTGTATATGCGCCCAACAACGGATACTGGCATTTGGTTTTTGGACAAGATATGGTACCTGTTGGTTTCTCCGGTCTTGTTCCTTCTCAGCGCTGGAGTGATTGTATGTATCTGTGCCGTTCAGGTGTGCTACCTGCTCATCGTGGACAAGGACTGCAGAAACGACTTATTAGAGCCCGTATACAAGTGGCTAAAGAAAATAATATGAATTGGCTAGTGACTGATACACACTCCAATCCAGCATC